CTTTATCAGTGTTTAAATTTGTGAAATTAGCATCAACTTCTGTATGAGTTAATGGTGAGCCTTTGCCAGCTCTAGTGACAATGGTACTCATGCTTCAAAAACCTGTCTAAATGTTGCACTTATAGTAGCTCGATTTAGGTAAGGTATTGATTTTGTCCAACTATCGCACACCCATTTATAAGAAGTTGAGGTATCAGGAGGAGTCCAAGTAAAGCTTGCTCCATCTGAAGCTCTGTCATCTAAAAACGTAGAAATTGTATCTGCATCGGTTTCACTAATATTTTGCCAACGTAAATTCCATTGTTTTGGACTCTGATTTAAACCTACCTTAACTCTGATTTCATATCCATCACCCATGCTACTAACACGGGTTTTAGGATTATTTCTTTGGTTTGCTCCATAAGAAGGAGTTATTGATGGAAATGTTGCCATTATCTACGAGCTAAAAGCCCTCCTGGTCTTTGCTGATTAGCAATTTCAGATTGAACTGCTGCTGCCAGCATACTTCCAAGTTGTTCAGCTTGCCCTGCATCACCTTCAACTGACGAACCAGAAGCATCTACATTAACTACCACATTTGCTCCTCCCATTTCGTGATTTGGAACGATATTACCGCTAGAACCTGGAACGAATAACTCTGGGCCTTTCTCTCCAACTATGTAAGGAGAACCCCCTGATACTGGACCACCTGCTGCTTTTTTACCAACATATTGAGTGACAAAAGGATTACTAGAATGATCTGCGTTGTAAATGCTATCTAAAGGATTAGAGCCAAAGTTAAACAAACTCAATATTCCTTTCTGTAATTGAGTTGCAGCCATTTGTGCTGCCATATCTAAGAAATGGTCTGCTGTTCTCTGGAATAAGTTTGCTAATGCTTGTTGGGCTGACATCGAGCCACTGACTATTCCCTTAAACGACTCACTAAAGGAAGAACCTATTGATTTGGATAATTGAACAACCTGATATTGTGTGTTACTTAATTTTCTTAATTCTGTATCAATACCATCTATAGCAGTAAGCACTGAATACTTTAGATTTTCAGCTTCATACATAGCCTGTCTCATTTGTTCCCTTCTCTTATCAAAATTTTCTTTCAACTTAGAATCATCACCAAGAGCATTATCTAACTCTTTTTCTACTCTTTTAGAAACTTTTTCTATATTTCCTTCTTCTGTACCTAGTAAACTATAACCGCCTCTATCGTACCATCGTTTTCCACCTATACCCTTATTCATTACCTTGGCTTGTTCAATGGTCTTTTTAGCATCCTCGTTTCTAGCCTTCTTCTGTTTTTCTATCCTCTCATTAACTATTTGATTAATAGTAGCTTCTACACCTTTTGTTCTAAGTAAGATGCTGTACCTTAGCTCGTCTTCTATACTTATATCCTTAGCAGTTGCTTTTATAGCAGCCATAGCTGATTGCATATCCACCGCTTGTACGGATGCTGTAAATTGACCTATATCCCCTCCGAAATACTGAGCGAATAAACCTCCGTCTTTTCCGAATCTTTTAAACTGTTCCGCTATTTTAAGTGCTTCCTGTTTAGTAACGTTTAATTTATTCCCTAGCTTAACTATTTCCTTTGCGCTATACCCTGCACCTACACCCATCAAAGACATCTCCTTATTAAGATTTGAAATTTCTTTTCTAAATGCGATTACTTCAGATATATAAGTAGCAGCAGCAGACGCAACTATACCTCCTGCAAAACCGCCCCCAGGAGTAACCGCTTCGCCTAATGCACCGCCTCCTGCACTAATACCTGCCACCAAAGGACTTTGACCGAATAAGAGGGGGAAACCACCACTAATACCTGCGGCAGAAGCTATCCTTCCAAAGTTTCCTCCACCCCCCTTAGCGGCAACCGTTCCACCGCCACTTCTACCTTTTTTCCCTTCTTTACCTACTCTAGTTGTTCTTGCATTAGTCATATCTATTTCTCTAGCTGCTGCATCTAACTGATCTTTATCCTGTGCTGTTATAGCTTTTTCTAGCTTTAGTTCTAACTCAGTTGTTTTTAGGCCCTTCTTCTTTAAACGCTCAATTAGCTTTCTAGCACTATGTTCCTTATTTAAGAAAGCTGATTTTTGTTTAGCAGCTTTAAGTTCAAATTCGTTACTTGCTTTTATCCTCTTCGCTCTACTCTCTTCTTTCTTAGTCAAATTATCTAATTGCTCCAGTTCCCTAGCTATCTCTCCTGCGTTTCCTATACGGTCTTTAGTTAATAATTTATCGCCTTTCCACTCACCCCAACCTCCCGTTGCTGAGTACCCCTTCCCTTGAGGCTTCATTTTTCCACGCATACCAGATACTTTTTCGTACTGAGAAAGTAAGCTCTGTATTCCTGTTTTAAACTTTCTAACCTCATCGGTCTTTACACCATCAAAAGTTTTAAGTAATGTCTCCAGTACTTCTCTTCTTCTAAGTAATTTAGTTTGTTGTGCGGCAAACGTACCAGTGCCTTTACGTCCTAGATCTATGGGTAAAGCTGCACCTGTTTTTGGTATAGATGGTCCTCTAGATGTTCCTCCTTGGTAAATAGGGTTGCCGTATATGTCCACAGGACCGTGCATCACGCTTCCGTGCGGTCCTTTTCTTTGTCTAAGTGCGGTAGCTTCGGCTTTTTTAGCTTTATCTTCTCTTTTCCTAGTAGCAACTACCTCTTTAGCCCTGTCTTGCGCCTTTTTCTCTGCCTCTGCTTTCTTTTTAGTTTCGGCAGCTAATTTCTTCTCAGCCTCAGATTGTTTATTGATTAGATCTAATATCTTAAATTCTGCATCAATTTCTTTGTTTAGTTTCTTTAGTTTCGCTTCTGCCCACTGGATTTTACCCAACTCTGCGGCTTCCTGAACTTTACCTAGCTGTATTTTTCTCTGTAGAACATTTAAACCGTATTTTTCTAACTTAAGATTTGCACTTACAGCCTCTCCTTGTCTTACCTGAAAAGCTTTTATCCTATCCGCATTATAAAATCTCTTTTTTGCTGCCTGATCCTCTTGTCTTTGCTGACGTAATTTTCTTGCCTTCTCTTTAGCTTCTGATTTCTGGTCTGGTGTAGCCGTTACTTTTACAGCTTTACCTAACTCATTTTTTATCTTGGTCCTTAAGTTTCGTAAGTCCTGGCTGAACTGACGAGTAGCTAACTCAATATTTACGGTATAGGTTGCGCCGCCGTCTGCCACTAGATTACCTAATCAATAATAATAGTTTAGCGCACGTTCTTGTATTGAGACTTTCTTCGAGCATCTTCGTATGCTTTTTCTTCTCTTTCACCTTTTAATTCAAGATATGCGCTCCATGCGTATAGCTCTTCTGTTGTCATCGTTGTTGCTATTTCCTTGTGCGTTTTGCCTAGCTTTTCCGCTATTGCAAATTGGAGATAGAGATAGTTATTCTTCTCCAGTTGTGCTTTTTACGGCATCTGGGTCAACCTCATCCCCTAAGTCTTGCATCTTAGCCATGATGTCTAGTAGGACACTCAAAGGAACTTCCCGCCTTAGAGATGGTCTATCTGCTTCTGTAAATAAGGATTTTCCTGAACTATCTTGTGCTTTTTCGATAATTACCTGGAGCGCAAAATCAAGACTACCTTCTTCATCTCCCTTACCCATTGCTCTTAGTGTGGTATTTATCTTGTCTCTATCAGCAATGGTTATAGGGGACCAGAAGATCTTAAGTACTAAATCTTCCCCCTTATAAATAGCGTAACTACTACGATTTTCGACATTGTAAGCTTTTTTCAGCTTATCTATAGCACGTTCAGCAGCCATGTAATTTTGTATTTATCTCTGTAGTATAACCTATAAGTCTAAATAAGCTTTCGGTTGATAATTGTATGCTTGACCTGAACTACCTACATTTCCCGTATAGTTCTTACTCTTAAATGTTGTCTTTCTATCTGTCTTCCGTATAACAAAATTCTTGGAACGAAAAGCTCTATTGATGTCCCTCATTAAGTACTGAGTGTCATTCAAATAAATCCTGTACCAACTAGGTTGTGGGAATATCTTGGGTGTTAAATTTCTAGTTCTACCGTGTTGAGCGTATGTAACTCTCTTACCCTTAGTATCCATCATATTCTGAAAATGGTGTATCTTCTCTCCCCAAAAACCCGTTGCAAACAGAGCGTATTCAGAAGCGTTACCTATATACAAAGTCTGAGCTATAGGCACTACAGAAAACTCAGGTCTTTCTCTTCTTCTAGGTCTGCGAGCCGCTTGAATGGCTTCTTCATCCCAGTAAGGAGGATTAGGTTCTCTTTCTAGTTCACCTCCTTGAACTGGTGCAGTACTAACTACCCAACTCTTAGCAAAACTACCTGTCCACCACGGTCCTTTATCTTGCAAAGTATAAACAATCTCTTTTGCTGTCTCTGTTCTTGCTTGTCTTACAGCATTTTCAATATCATTAGCAAGGCTATTTAAAGTTTTCTTTCTAGGCATTGGCTGTAAAAGTGCAACTCACTGTACTTAAATAATGGCTGTTATTTTCGTTGTTGGTAAAAGACGGTCCAGATATTTCTGAAACACGGGGAGATACAGAGTATGTATCTGTGTAGTCGGAAGCATTTATGGAAACCAAACCGTCTATGACTGATTGAGATACAGCAGAAGATTCGCCGCTTCCTTTATCTTTTGGAGTTAAGATACCACATACTACTCTACCAGTGTAGTAAGTTTGAGCTGCTCCTTGAGGTTGGTAAGTGGCTGTATCGAAGTCTATACTTACAAGAACGTACTTCTTCATTCTACCTGGGGTAGTAAAAGGAGTATTGTCAAATACTACTGTAACCTTTGGTTGATCGTCCTTCAAAGAGTCTCTTATAGCAACTTCTAGGGCTGCTCTAGCTTTAACTAAAGTCATTAGAAAACCACATCTATACGGAAAAGATACTCCTGACCGCCCTTAAGTGTCCTTATATCCGTTATTTTTGCAATTCTGGTTGACCCAGAGAAAGTTAAAGATATTTCATCCTGAAGAAGAGGTTGGTTATCTCCTATCAGGTCTGGGGTGATGTATAACCTAGCAGTGTTTTCTTGATAACCCCCTTCCTCACTGGAGTTAACAAATTCAACAGGTACTTTGATAACGTAATCTGTTTTAACAGCGTTTAGGTTTCCTGTTGCTGCGTTGTATGTACCCATAGCTTTGCGGCTATAAGTGATACTTGTGTCTAAAGCTGTTCCAAGATCAGAGACTACCTGCTTGGCAATTGCTTTAAATGCTGTGTCTAATGCTCCTGCCATAATTAACCTCTAACTACCCGAACTTGATAGCTGCCACTTCCACCAAGACAATAAGCAC